GAGTTCAAACATGAGCATACACTAGCGTGTAGGGATGTAGAAAATGGCACTTGATACTTTTGCAGGGCTTAAAGCAACAATAGCAGATTATCTGAATCGGGATGACCTGACTTCTGTTATTCCAAGCTTTATCACTCTTGCAGAAGCTAAGTTTAATCGTAAGTTACGTGTAAGACAAATGATTAAACGTGCCAATGCCACTCTAGATACTCAATACTTTGCTTTTCCTGCTGACTTTTTACAGGCTAAAGAGTTTCAGCTAAATACAAATCCAATTACGTATTTGCAATATGTCACTCAGAATCAAGGTGACTATGGAACTGCAAATCAGTTTATTTCAGTTGGTAAACCACAATATTACACAATCATTGGTACTCAGATTCAAGTGATTCCAACACCTGATACTGGTTATACGGGTGAATTAACTTACTATGGTAAGATTCCAGTATTAAGTGATTCAAACACAAGTAACTGGCTTTTGGCTTATGCCCCAGACTTGTACTTATATGGTGCATTGCTTGAAGCATCTCCATATTTAAAAGATGATGAACGTCTTACTGTTTGGAGTTCGTTGTATACAAATTCCATTGGCGACATAGAAATAGCAGATCAAAGGGCTTCTGTTGCTTCTACACCTATTGTTCGTGCCCGATCTTTAGGATAAAAAATGTCATCTTTCACAGACTACACAGAAAATCTTGCACTAACTTACCTGTTTACAACGGGTGCTGTTACCCGTCCTACTGCTTGGTATGTTGGTTTATTTACTGCCGCACCTAGTGATACTGGTGGCGGTACAGAAGTGTCTGGTAGTGGTTATGCCCGTGTATCTGCTGGAACTATATCTGGTAGTGGTACTGCAACTACATTTACAAATGCTGCCGCAATTGAGTTTGCCGCTGCATCTGGTGGCAATTGGGGAACTATTGGTTGGGCAGGTATTTTTACTGCTTCTACTGGTGGTACTTTGCTTGCATGGGCGCCATTGACTACTGCTAAAGCAATTAATGACGGAGACATTTTCCGCATTCCTACTTCTAGCTTGTCTATTACATTGAGCTAATATGGCTGCTTACGGGCGTGGCGATTATGGTGGGGGTAGATACTCCTTTGGAGCGTACCTTGGTGCGCTTGCCATTGTTTCTGCTTCTACAGTAGTTATTGCTGGCGAAAGAATAAAAGATGCTCAGTTTGAGATTGCTTCAACTAGCACAGTATCTATAGGTGCGGTAAAGATTGCTAACTCAGGTGTTGCAATTGTTGACACATCTGTAATAACAGTAGCTGGTGGTATTGATGCTGTTGGCAATGTTGCCATCATTGCATCTAGTGTTTTAGATATTCAATATAACCGCAAGCGTCCTTTTGAAGCAATATTTATTGACACTTCTAGTGTTGTGATTAATGCTAGAAAAAAATGGGAAACAGAAGTAGATACGTCTGAAACTTGGACTCCAATTGAAGATGTTTCAGAGTCTTGGACAACAGTTTAAATAAGTCTTTTAGGGGTAAAACATGGCAGATACAACCACCACAAATCTAGGCTTAACAAAGCCAGAAGTTGGCGCATCCACAGACACATGGGGTACAAAGATCAATACTGATCTGGACTCTATTGATGCTTTATTTGATGCTGGACCTGTTTTAAAAGTTTCTAAAGGTGGTACTGGTGTAGCTACTATAACTGGTATTGTTAAAGGTAGCGGCACTTCTGCATTTGCAGCAGCCACAGCAGGTACTGACTATGTGGCTCCAGGTGGTGCATTGGGCACTCCATCTAGTGGAACTCTAACAAACGCTACAGGATTGCCAGTATCTACTGGTATATCTGGATTTGGTACTGGAGTTGCAACCCTTTTAGCGACTCCTAGTTCAGCTAACTTAGCGGCAGCTTTAACTGATGAAACTGGTTCTGGTTCTGCTGTCTTTGCCACATCTCCAACTTTGGTAACTCCTATTCTTGGAACGCCAACAAGTGGAACATTAAGTAACTGCACAGTAGATGGGACAGATTCTGTTGGGTTTAGAAATATCCCTCAGAACAGCCAAAGCGCAGCCTATACATTAGTTTTAGCTGATTCTGGTAAGCATATATTTCACCCATCAGGTGATGCCAACGCAAGAACTTTTACAATTCCTGCAAATAGTTCAGTGGCTTATCCAATTGGAACGGCCCTTACATTTATTAACATGACAAGCCAAGTAGTGACAATTGCAATTACTACCGACACAATGTATTTAAGTTCTGCTGGCACAACTGGATCACGTAGTCTTGCTCAATATGGTTCAGCAACTGCTATCAAAATGACTTCAACAACTTGGTTAATTTCAGGGAGTGGATTGACATGAGTGGTGCTTTACAAGCTATTTATCAAAACCAAAGAAGTTTTGCGCCCCCTTTACCCGCTATAGGTTCAGCGTATGAGGGCGGTTATTTTGCGGGTCAAATCTCAACTACGGGTAATGGGATAGCAACTCACAACTTAGTGGTTGGCCCTAAAGCGTCTGCGGAGTCTGGCACTAATTTGAAATGGAAACTAGTAGATACATTAACTACTGGAACGTCATCGGTTATTGATGGGCCTACTAATAGTTCAAATATGAACAATGTTACTCACCCTGCTGGACAGTTTTGCGAGAATTTAACTATTGGTGGTTTTACAGATTGGTATTTGCCAGCTAAAAACGAGATGGAAGTTTGTTATTACAACTTAAAACCAGACGGTACATCAAATAACACATCCAGCGGAATAAATGCCAATGCTGTTCCCGCTAGAGCAAGTAATTACGCTAACCTTGGCCCACCTAACCAAACTTCTGCTGCCCTCTTTCAAACCCCTGCGGCAGAAGCATTTGCTAATACAGCTGCTTACTATTGGAATAGTACACAGCTTTCCGCATCATATGCTTGGAGGCAATATTTTGATACTGGACAGCAATACGCCTATTTCTCTAAAGCTGGTACTGCTAGAGTCCGAGCCATTCGCAGAGTTGCAGTCTAAGGAAAAATATGAAATATATTTGTATCACTGAAGTAGATGCAGTAACTAAAGTAGTCTGCACATCTGAGCCACAGCGTACAGGCCCGTCAATGCCTGATGTTAAGGGGTATACCCACATTTGGCATGACCAATCAACTTGGCCTGTTGAGGTGGCATCTGATGGCACATACCTACGTGCGCCTAGATACTATGGCACTTGCGATGACGATGCCGACACTACCATTGCGGGTGTTTTGCAAGTTTTGACTGAAGCAGAATTCAATGCAGCCAAGGTCACTGAACACGAAGCCCGTAAACCTTACCCATCATGGGTTGGCTATATTGATACAATGACATGGGGTGCGCCTGTTGCCAAACCTATAGATGCAGTTGTAAATGGCGGTAATGTGCGTTATCAATGGGATGAAGCAACAGTTAATTGGGTTGCTCAGACTACTCCAACATGAAAGAATTTTTCTTCATCTCTGGTTTGCCAAGGTCAGGATCAACCCTGCTCTCGGCAATTTTGCGTCAAAACCCTGAGTTCTATGCAGATATTTCCTCACCCGTACAAGCCTTGGTTACATCAACCATCAATGTTATTACGGGAAGCGAAAGCAATCACCTAATAGATGAAGACAGACGCAAGCAGATCCTTAAAGACGTATTTAATGCTTACTATAAAGAAGTCACGCCTAATACAGTTTTTGAAACCAGTAGAGGTTGGACATCTAAAACATCTCTTTTAAAAGACTTGTACCCACAGACTAAAATTATCTGCTGTGTGCGGGACTTGCCTTGGATACTGGATAGCTTTGAGCGTATTTCTGCCAAGAACTCCCTATATGGTGCGGCACTAACAGACGATGAGTCACGCCAGACAGTCACAACTAGATGCGATGCCTTGATGGATGCAAAAAAGGAAGGTCTGGTTGTTAAGCCTTATTACTTCCTAGAAGAGGGTTTGTTGTTAAACCCCGACATGATTATGTTGGTGGAGTACGAATCTTTGTGCAAAAAGCCTGAGAGTGTGATGCGTGAGATATACAATTTCATTGGCAAACCTTATTACCAGCACGACTATAAAAATGTCGAGTATGAGAATGAAGTGTTTGACAAAGCCTTGAATATGAAAAGTCTTCATACAGTACGAAAAGAAGTTACATGGCAAGAGCGTCCATCTATTCTTCCTAAGTCTGTATGGGACAAGTATTCTGGCAAAGAGTTCTGGCGCACACCCGCACCAGAGTTTGCAATGAAACAACTGTATAAGGTTAAGGGATGAAACGTATATTGATTATGGGCTTGCCTGGTGCTGGTAAAACTTACCTAGCACAGCACGTTCTTGAGCATTTGCAAAACAACCGCAAGACAGTCATGTGGCTGAATGCCGATGATGTTCGCAAGAAGTACAACGATTGGGACTTCTCACATGAAGGCCGTATTCGTCAAAGCTTGCGTATGCGTGAGCTTGCTGACAGCTACGATGTAGATTATGTGATCTGCGACTTTGTTGCACCTTTGGTTGAGATGCGTAACAACTTTAAGGCTGATTGGACTGTCTGGGTTGATACTATTAACCAAGGTCGGTTTGAAGATACAAACAAAGTGTTTGTTGCGCCAGAGCAGTATGACTTTAGGATTACTGAGCAAAAGTCTGAGAAGTGGGGTGAGTTCATTGCGGCTCACATCTTGGACAACCGCCCTCGCCCTGTCTTTGATTGGCAGAAAGAAACTGTGCAGATGCTTGGCAGATGGCAACCTTGGCATGAAGGCCATCGTAAGTTGTTTGAGAGAGCACTGGCTAAAACAGGTCAAGTAGTTATTCAGATTAGAGACTGTCAGGGTTGGAACGGCTCAAACCCGTTTGCGGCTAATCAAGTTAAAGACTTTATCAAGCGTGATTTAGACCCTTTGTACCAAGGTCAGTATGAAATACAACTTGTACCAAATATTGTTAATATCACCTATGGGCGAGATGTAGGTTATAAGATTGAGCAAGAGTCTTTTGACGATGCTACTCACGCTATTTCAGCAACCAAGATACGAAAACAAATGGGTGTGTAAATGCAACAAGAAGTTACCCACGCCCAAATCTACGAAAGACTACTTGAAGTAGAGACTAAGGTAGATACCATCGACAAGAATACAAAAGGTCTTGTAGAGGCTATAAAGGCTCTTGATGGTGCTTTTAAAGTATTGGGGTGGATTGCTTCTGCTGCTAAACCTATTCTATGGGTTGGTGCGTTGATTATGGCGGCTGGTGCTATTTGGCAGACATGGCTTAAAAAGTAATGGCTAATGTAAAACAACAACTAGATATTCCTGCTATACCCTCTTTAGGTACATCAGGAATTGTCTATTCTCAAAGTGTCCAGAATCAAAACAATGGCATCTTGAGGTTGTTTTTTACCAAGTTAGTTAATTCATTACAGTCTATTTCTGGCCCAATGGGCGGGAAGTATCTAAATAACCCCCATGGAGCATTTCAAGACTCGACAGACCAAGTTGCCGCCAATACCACAACGGCTTATGCTGTGACATTTAATACGACAGACTTTAGTAATGGCGTGACAATAGCTAGTGGGTCTAGAATTACTGTAGTTGATGCTGGAATCTGGAACTTACAGTTTTCCATTCAGCTTTCAAATGCAACAATTACCTCGCAGAATGTAGATGTGTGGTCTAAGGTCAACGGCACAAATCTAGCAAACTCAAATAGAAGGTTTGGGGTTTCACCAAGAATAGGCATTGGAGACCCATTTAACAATGTTGCTGCCATGAATTATTTTTTGAGCTTAAATGCAACCGACTATGTTGAAATCATGTGGAGGACAACCGATGTCGGTGTCACAATTGAGCAGTATCCTGCTGGAACAACTCCAACAAGGCCAGCAGTCCCATCAGCCATTGTCACAATGAGTTTTGTGTCTAACCTACCTACGCTATAGAATGCATATATGGCATACATTCCACTACAAATTCCACCAGGCGTATACAAGAACGGGACTGAATATCAGTCTAAAGGCCGTTGGAATAGCGCAAATCTAGTACGTTGGTACGAAGGCACTATCCGTCCAGTAGGTGGATGGAGGAAGCGTTCTAGTAGTCAAATGACGGGTTTGGCTCGTGGTTTGATTAATTGGCGTGATAACTCAAACAATAGACGTATCGCAATTGGTACACATTCAAAGCTTTATGCAATGAATGAAGTTGGTACTTTAACAGACATTACTCCTGCGACATTTACAGTTGGTGATGCTGATGCCGTACTAAAAATTGGCTATGGATATGGTCTTTATGGTAACGCTGCTTATGGTGTTGCAAGACCAGACTTAGGCTCATACACTCCTGCTACCACTTGGAGTATGGATACTTGGGGTGAGTATTTAGTTGCTTGCTCATCAAAGGATGGCAAATTGCTTGAATGGCAATTGAATACTTCTAATGATGCTGTTGCACTTACTAACGCACCAACTAACTGTACTGGTTTAATTGTTACTCAAGAACGATTCTTATTTGCATTGGGTGCGGCTGGCAATCCACGTAAAGTTCAATGGTGTGACCAAGAAAACAATACTGTCTGGACTCCTGCCGCTACCAATCAAGCTGGTGACTTTGAGTTAACCACAATTGGCTCTTTACAGTGCGCTAAACGCATCCGTGGAGCGACTATTCTGTTTACTGATGTGGATGTACATACCGCCACATACATTGGTCCTCCGTTTATTTATGGCTTTGAGCGTGTTGGAACTGGTTGCGGAGTTATATCTAAACAAGCGGTAGCTGCTACTGATAATGCTTGTATTTGGATGTCTGGATCAGGATTTTGGACATACGATGGTTTTGTAAAACCCTTAAATTCTGATGTTTCTGATTATGTTTTTAGTAATATAAATACAACTCAGTCATCCAAGGTTTATTGCGTACACAACTCAACTTATGGTGAGATATGGTGGTTTTACCCAAGTTCTGCTTCTAATGAAGTAGATTCTTACGTTTCTTACAACTATCGTGAGAATCATTGGGCTATTGGTACGTTAGCACGTACGTGTGGTACAGACAGTGGAATCTTCTCTAATCCAATTATGGTTTCTACAGACGGGTATGTCTATGAGCATGAAGTTGGTTTTGCTTATGATGGTCAGACATTGTTTGCTGAGTCAGGACCAGTAGAGTTGGGGGTTGGTGATAGAACCATGAGTCTGACAGGATTAGTTCCTGATGAAAAGACTGCTGGTGACGTACAGGTAAGGTTTAGCACTAAGTTCTATCCTAATTCGACAGAATACAACTATGGACCATATCAAATGGCAAGCCCTACTTCAGTACGCATAAGCGGAAGACAAGTAGCCGCTAAGATTGAAGGCGTTAGATTAACTGATTGGCGAGTTGGTGTTATCAGATTTGATGGGAAACCTGGCAGTTTGAGATGATTGACTATGAAAAGTACAAAACTAATGGTGAATTGCCATTATGGGCTGTATCTTTTCAAAAAATAGAGAAAATTCTTGAACCTGCTTTAGAATACGATAACACTCATAATATGCAGGACGTAGCCGACTGTATTGACAGTTGTACGATGCAATTATGGCCTGGAGTTAACAGCGCAGTTGTTACTCAGGTTCAAAACTTTCCAAGAATGAAGGTTTTGCACATATTTTTGGCTTCTGGTGATCTAGTAGAACTAGAGACATTCACCCCCCATATTCAGAAGTTCGCTGAAGACATGGGATGCCGC